GGTGCGGTAGGCAAAGCCTTCGGCTCGATTCCTGGCGTCAAGGGCGTCGGTGGCGCGGTTGGCCTGCCCGGGATGAAGGGCCCAGGCACAGCGGCTCCCCCAGCGCCTGGCGGCCTGGGTGCAGCCGCGGGGGCCGGCGCCGCGGGCCAGGCGATGGGTGGCCGCGTCGCGGGCATCATGGGACCGGGAATGTCCCAAGGCAAATTCTCGTGGGGGGAGGGTGGGCAGCCAGCCGGGGCTCCCGCGTCGTTCCCCGATCAGAAGAGTTTTCAGAACTGGAACCGCGGACGGGTCGATCCGCATCTCATGGGTGGCCTGCCGGGTGGCCTCGGCGGCTGGCGCAACTCGATGACGGGCGGCGGCATCGGCGGCGGACTGGGCGCGGGCGGCATCGGCGGCGCGGTGGCCGGCGCGGGTGACATGATGGGCGGCCCCGCCGGGATGCAGCAGCCGCCAGGCATGAGTTCACCGGTCGGTCTCGCGCAAGAGCAGGGCATGGCCGCGCCGCAGGAGATGGCGCAGCCGCAGACCATGCAGGCCCCCGCTAGCACGTTCGCCGCGCCTCGCAGTATGGCCAAGCCGCGCACCTTTGGCCGGAGTATGCGGCGTGGCTGACGACCCGATCGCCGGATCGATCGCGCGGGTCCGCAAGGAGATGCCGGACGTGGCCGGCGTCTCGATCGAACCCCAGGGCGCGATCATGGGCACCCTGGCGCGCGGCGGCCAGGCGCACACCAGCCCCTTCGGCAACGTCACCTACAACCCCTCCGCCCTGCAGGGCCTCTCGTCCGACGAGCTGGACAACGTCTTCACCCACGAGCTGACCCACTCTCGCCAGGCGCAGCGGGAGGGGCTCGGCGAGAAGGCCATGACCTTCTGGCAGTCCATCGCGCCGCGCTGGGCGGGAGGCCGGGACTACCCCACGGCCGGAGGCGACCCCCGCAACTTCAGCCCCGCCGAGCTGGAAGGCTTCCAGGCCGAGAAGGACCGCTCCCTGGCCAAGGGCCTCAACCTGCCAGACCCGATCACCGGCGAACGTGACATCATGCTGCCCGACCCGGCGCTGGAAGCCAAGTACGGCCGCAAGCCCCTCCAGGCCCCCGCGGAGCTGGCCCCGCCCAGGAAAGCCAAGAAAGCGCTCAGCCGACCGCTGCGCCGCAGCCGGTAGGCCGTGTACCACCCCGACCTGATTGCCCAGGACGAAGCCACCCTCCTCGCCCAGCCGACCTTCAGGACCCTCTTCCCGAAGGGCCTGACCCGCTACAGTGTCGACGACAGCGCCGCGCTGACCAGTCAAGTCATGCAGGCGGTCGATGACGAGGGGCAGCCCACCCGCCCCCTGACCCACGACGAGCAGCGCTTCGTCGCCGCCAGCCGCCTGCGCGTCATCTTCGACTTCCCCTACTTCGCTGAGCGCTTCTGCTGGATCGACATGGAAGGCCACGGCCTGCGCCGCCTGACCCCCCTCTGGGAGTCGCAGCAGCTGGTTCTCGACCAGCTCGCGCGCCTGGAGAAGGAAGGCGCCAGTGGCCAGCGCAAGGACGGCCTGCTCCTGAACATCCTCAAGGCCAGACAGCTCGGCGTCTCGACCCTCGCCGAAGCCCTGGTCGCCCATCGCCTGGTCACGCGGACCCACGTGCGCGCCCTCTCTGGCGCCGACGTCGAGGAACAGGCCGGGTATCTCTTCCGCATGGTCGTCCGCATCTACGACCAGCTGCCCTGGTTCCTCAAGCCCGCCCGGGTCTACTTCAACAAGAACCGCGAGCTGTCCCTCGCCAACCAATGCTTCCTCAAGACCGCCTGGGGCAAGTCGACCCGCGGCGCGCTGCAGGCCGTCTCCGGCCAGGAAGGCAGCAAGGGCTCAATCGGCCGCGGTCAGACCTACAGCTGTGTCCACATCAGTGAACTCCCGACCTGGGAGAACCCAGAGCAACTCGATACGGCCCTGCTGCCAGCCATCCCCTACGCGCGTGACACCCTGGTCCTCTACGAAGCCACCGCGGAGTTTGCCGGCGACTGGTGGCACCAGCACTGGCTGGCCAGCGGCGAGGGCGTCGGTCGCTTCAGAAACGTCTTCATCCCCTGGTGCGCCGAGCCGAGCAAATACGCCCTGCCGGCCCCGCTCGACTGGACCCCCGCCACCACCACCACCGCCCACGCCGAGAAGTGCGAGCGCGACAGCCCGAAGTGGTTTGGCCGCACGGTCACCCTCTCCCGCGACCAGCTCTACTGGTATGAGTCGACCCGCCGCTTCTACGAGAGCAAGGGCTACCTCCACAAGTTCCTGAAGGAGTACCCCGCCGACGACCTGGAGTGCTTCCAGTATGCCGGCCGCAGCATCTTCACCCTCGACCAGCTGGAGCAGATCGACCGCGCCGGCAGCCGCCGGCCCCTCCTCGACGTCTGGTCGGTCGAGCCCGCCATCGAGGTGGCCAAGCTGCGCCGCGAGAGCCCGAGCATCGACATCCAACCGAAGCGCGTCGTCCCGCCAGTCGCTCCTCACCTGCACACGCGTGGGGGCGCCCTGCAGCACGAGACCAACCCGGTTCCGCCCGGCTACGGCTTCCGGCGCCTGCCCAAAGACCAGCTCGCCAGCCTGAAGAACCTGCGCGGCGGCGTCCTGGCGATCTGGGAATACCCCCGCATCCGCGGCACCCGCCGCTACGTGATGAGCGTCGATGTCTCTGACGGCCTCCTCCAGGACTACTCGGTCATCGACGTCATTCGCCAGCCGACCATCGAAGACCCGGCCGAGCAGGTCGCCCAGTACTGCACCAACGCCCTGGACCCCAAGGCCCTGGCCTTCGTCTGCGACGCCATCGGCCGCTACTACAGCGACAGCGACGGGGTCGAAGCCATGGCCGCCATCGAGACCAACAGCCACGGCCTGGCCACCCAGGACACCCTGCAGCTGCACCTCGGCTACAGCTACTTCTATGTCTGGGAATACGCCGACGCCGCGTCGCCCGAGCGCCGCTACTCGACGCGCATCGGCTGGGTCACCAGCCCGCGCACCCGGCCCCTGCTCCTGGCCAGCTTCCACGGCGCCATCACCGCCTTCGACCCGATCACCCACCAGCCCGAGCTGGTCCTGAACTCCCCGATTACTCGGGGGGAGTTGCGCCACTTCGTGACGGCCTCCACAATCGGCGAGGCCGAGGCGGCCCGCGGCCAGCACGACGACGCGGTGATGGCCGCCGCCATCGGCTACTACGTGGCCTGGCGCATGGCGGGAGGCGAGATCGAACCAGTCGCCGAGCGGCGGCGCCGCAAAGTGGCCCTCGACGCGCTCAGCAAGGACCGCCCCCTGTCCCGTCTCGACTGGCGCAACAGTCCAGCCACCAGCGAGGAAGCCGCGGAGCTGGAAGGAGAGCACCGGCATGACCCCGACGACGACCCCTGGAGCGTTACCGACAGCGACCCGGCCGGCCTCTACTTCGACGACCGGTCGCGCGCCTGACGCCATCCTGACGCAGATCCGGGCCCTTCTAGACCAGCTCCAGACCCTGGCGACACCGGCCCCGGTCCCCGGCCTGCTCCTCTCGCCAGCCGACTGCGACGCCATCGAGGTGACCACCGGCTTCGGCTCGACCCGCTCCGGCCCCGACCTGGTCAAGGCCATCGAGCGCCTGGCGTCCATCAAAGTCGGCGACATCCGCATTCCCTTCACCCCCGGCCAGGTCGCCGAGCTGCAGCACCGCGCCATGAAGCGCGGCCGCACAGTCGAAGCCGAGATGAAGGCCGTGGTCGACCGCATCGAAGACGAGCTGTTCCACAAAGGCGGCTAGCGATGTGGCCCGCCGCGACGCCGCTCAGCGTGCAGGACCAGCCGCACCTCGGCGACGCACCACTCCTGTTCCTCAACTGCCCGCCGGACCGGCGCACCCTGCGCGCGCGTATCCTGGGCCGGCTCCGTCGGTGGGGTCAGCGGCTGGTGCGGCTGGGGGTCTTCCTCGCGTGCCCGTGGGAGCCGACCCGCCGTGGCTGACAAGAAGGTCACCCAGCTCGACCCGATCGACGTCGTCGAGCTGACCGACCTGCTGCTCATCGTCGACGACCCGGGCGGCACGCCGGACACCAAGAAAGCGTTGGTCAGCCAGGTGACCGCGCTCGCCGCGGGCATCCCCGGCCCCGCCGGCCCCCAGGGACCCCAGGGGGACCCCGGACCGACGGGCGCGACCGGCCCCACCGGGAGCGGCGCCACCCCCTTGCCCTTCGACTTCTCGACGACGACCGTCGAACCGCCGACCAGCAATCAGGTGCGATTCGACGCGGCGTTCCCCTACACCGCGGTGACACGCGTGTGGGTCCGCAACATCACGACCGGCGGGAGCGATGTCCACGCCTACCTCCTGCTCGTCCCGTCTGGGTCCACCATCTACTTCCAGGACAAGAACGACTCCACGCTGTTTGCGAAGTTCACGACCACGTCGGCAACGGTCGACAAGACGACCTATATCGAACTCCCCGTCGCGTGGGTCAGCAGCGGCGGCGCGCTCCTGAACAATCAAGCGACCATGATGCTGGTGGTCACAGGCGCGGCGTTCGGCCTCGCCGTGCGCGAGGTCCCGACCGGCCCCGTCGACGGGAGTAACTCCACGTTCACGCTGACGAACCCGCCCGTCGCCGACACCGAGCAGGTGTTTCTCAACGGGCTCCTGCAGGACGCGCGCGGCATCGACTACAGCATCAGTGGCGCGAGTGTGACGTTCCTGATGCCGCCCCTCTCGGGGGATCGGGTGCTGGTCACTTACCAGAGGACTTAGCCATGGCCAATACGAGGATTCGCGGCACCACCCAGATTCTTGCCGGGTCGGTCACAGCGACCGAAGTCAACGCCACGGTGATCGTCGCCGCCGGCACCAACCCCCACACCGGCACGCAGTCGATGGGCGGGTTCGCCCTGACCAACGTCCTGAACCCGACCGCTGCCCAGGATGCAGCGACCAAGGCGTATGTCGATGCCGCCGCGCAAGGTCTCGATGTCAAGGCCTCGGTACGAGCGGCAACGACGGCCAACATCACACTGACCGCCGCCCAGACCATCGACGGCGTGACACTCATCGCCGGAGACCGCGTGCTCGTCAAAGCCCAGACCGCAGCGCAGGACAACGGCATCTACACGGTCGCGACAGGGGCGTGGCAACGCGCGACGGACGCGGACGTATCGGCGGACGTGACCGCCGGCCTGTTCACGTTTGTGGAAGAAGGGACGGCGGGGGCGGGTAACGGCTATGTCCTGACCACGCCCAATCCGATCGTGCTCGGGACCACGCCCCTGACCTTCACGCAGTTCTCCGGGGCGGGCACCGTCGTCGCGGGCGCGGGCCTGACCAAGACGGGCAACACGCTGGACCTCATCGGCGGCGACGGCCTCACCGTGGCGGCGGACCTGGTCAGCGCGAACATCGACACCAGCGCGGGCCTCAAGTTCGACGCGAGCACGCCGAAGAAGATGCAGGTCGCGCTCGATGGGACCAGCATCACGGTTTCGGCGCTCGGCCTGAAGGTCAACACCGCGAAGTTCATCACGCGCGAGACGCCCGCCGGCACGCTGAACGGATCGAACACCGTCTTCACGCTGGCGAACACACCGGTGGTGAGCAGTGAGCAGGTCTTCCTGAACGGCCTCTTGCAGGAGCCGGGCGCGGGGAACGACTACACCATTGCCGGCGCCACGATCACCTACCTGGCGGCTCCGGCGGCGACCGACC